CCTGCGCCATAGCGGACGCCGTGGCCCCTTGGTGCAGGGTGCCGCCGTACTGATTGCCGAACTGTGCGCTCAGGCGGGGCTGGATTTGGTTCCAGATCGAATCCGACATCTGTTGGAAGTAGGGATTGTCCGCCCCGAGATACTTCCCCTGAATGGTGTCAAGAAGCGTCCCCGAGGCCGCCTGATTGAGGGGCGAGCCCTCCGTGGCCCTCTGCGCCTGAAACTGAAGGGCCTGCATCTGCTCGGGGTTGAGGCCGGCAACAGTTGACCCCGGATAGTAGGGCGGCATACCCTGATTGTAAACATCCTGAGCGCCGGACCAGCCCGTCTTGAGATAGGGTATCTGGGCTTCCGCCATCGGGTTTGAGTTGGTGACGGTCGAAGAACCGCTCGAAGGTGATCCGCTCATGTCATACGTTCCAAGTCAAAGAAGTGTGCGCGATGTCCGGCTTGGGAAACAGTTTCTTAAATCCCTCCCGGCACTCCATCCGAATGAAGGAACAGCCCATCTGCTTGGCGTGTTCCTTTAGCGTCTGGGGAACCAGTTTGACCCATTCCTTCCGGTAGCCGTCCTCCGCCGAACCTAAAAGCACGAACAGAAACTTCAGCCTCGGGGTCTGCTGGATGCAAGTAACCCCCGCCCCCGCTATGTCGTTCCCCATCAGAAGCCATAGGGTAAAGGTGCCGTCAGAGATTCCCCTTATGACATCCGTAACCGTAAAGCCGCCGTCTCCCTCTTTCAAAGCCCGCTTGATGTGATAGAGCGCCCCGAAGGGCAGAAAATCCTTTGGATTATGTTTGACCAGTTTCACCGCTGATACCCATTCAAGATCCCCGGCGTCGGGAGATAGGCCGGCTTGGGCATACCGAAGGACGCCTGGTTCAATATCCCCTGTGGCCTGTGGGCCGCCCACATAGCAGCAGCCGTATCATTCCCCACCCCCGGCAGGGAAGCCCCGAGGCCCGGCGTAGGGGCGAAAGAGGCCGGCTGGATGCCGCCGTAAACAGGGGCCGGCGTCGGGGCGGGAGGGGCCGCAGGAGCAGCCGCCTGATTTTTTTGCAGGTTCCTTAAAATCTGTTGCTGTATGCCCGTCACCGTCGGGGTGGAACCATAATCATGGAGGTATTTTTGCATCCCATAGCCACCGCCATAGGCGGGGTTAAGTAGCCCAAGCCACGAAGCTAGTTCTTGGTATTGCCTTAAATAGCCGCCTGCGTCGGGAGCGCCCATGTTAACCTACCATTAAGACATTGAAAGTCCGGTCTGTTTGGGCGTTATTGGCATGGGTTATGACAAACGCGCCGTTATTCCGATTCGCTGAAGTAACGTACATTGTAGCACCGTATAATTCGGCTGCCGCATTGGCCGTTACTGGATCGAATACTATAGCAGTATTAACAGTTAACCGTGCATCCGTCAAGGTCGTGGAGGCCGCATTGGCGGTCAAGGTAAGGGTCGTCACCGCGTTGAAGTGGCCCTGAAGGGCGCTATTGACGATCCGCGCCATTTTTCGGTAGCCCTGCCGGAAGGCATCGGGGGTTTCCCCGTCAATATCGTTGGGGGCAGAGGGATAGCCATGACTAGACATTGGCGGTCGTCTCCCGCTCGCCCTCGATCTTCAAGAGGGGCTCTACCCCTTGGGCGTGGGTCCATGAAGAAGCCGAGGGGATAGTCACTTGTGCCCGGACGAACCTCCCGCTCAATCTTTGGGGAACAACCCACCTTTTGTCTATCGGGCTTCCCGTTGAGGGGTATTGAATGGTTCCGCCGGGGGTTTCCCTTATCCCCGTCTTGCCTGTCACGGTTCCCGACGAAACATCGGAAATCACACGGAAACCCCGTACAAAAGCCCGCCTGCCTTCCGTGTTGAAGTCCCCCGTCTCAATGACAGCCTCCATGTTGGAGCCCGAAAAGGCATAAGTCTTATGATCAGAGCAGAACAGCCCGAGGGAAATAGCCCCACCGGCATAGGCGGGATGATCAAGGGATAGAGGAATGGTTTCTATATCCGAGGAGATCGAATCCATCTGTTCCAGCGTGTACCCCTGTCCATAGGCCCGGTAGATGTATTCAAGAGTCGTAATGGACCCGGAGAAGTCCGACGATGACCCTCCTGCCTGCGACCATTTTTGGAGATTGTAGTTGTAGATCAATATCCTATTAGGAGCGCCGGAACTTGAGGCGTTAGTCGGGTAAATCCACATAACCAGTGCGTTAATTGGGTCTTGCGCCCCGACGATACGGGAACGATAGGACTTCTGAACTTCCCCGCCGAATGTCTGGTCAACCTTCTGATACCCAATAGGGGTGGAAAATGACCCATTGTGCATATAGAAGCCGTCGTCCGATAGGTAAAGGACTTGGCTGCCTATGTGAACCACACTTTTAGGAGAGGGTGTGCCACGATCCTTCTCTATCTCGATGAAATCGAACACCTGAGGCGGGCCGACATACTGGACGCGGTAGATGGCCTTCTCCATAAAGACAAGGCCGGTGGCGCTACCGACGGCCCCCACGATGGCTTGAACTGAACCCCCTGTAGGGATGTCGTAAAATCCCGACTGTGCCGCCGCAGCAGCGGCGGTAGCAGGCGTGGGCCACGACGTAGGATCGCCCACTCCGGACCACCAGATGCGGGACGATTGCGCTCCGTAGGTGCCGTCCGAGGTGTTCCCCAACACAGTAAACCCAGGGGCCCAAACCGCGATGTGTTTCGCCTTCGGGGCCGCCGCCGCGAGATCCGCGAAAGCGGATGACGTGCCCATGACAAACGATTGAACGGGATCGACGATGTTGGTCGCCATCACCCTGTCTTTATATTGGGCGAACGACCACATCTCCTCGGATGTCACCCCGTAAGTAGCGCCCGAAATGTCGGTCCACGTCGTTGTCTGAAGGTCGTAGAGCTTCGTAGCATCCCCGGCGAAGTTAAAGACAACCCCGGTCCCGCTCCGGCCGCTGTAAGCACCTTGGCAGCGGGCCGTTAGGGCCGTGGTGTAGGACGCTGGAGCCATGATTGGGCCATAGGAACTCCCCGTCTTTGGCACGACGTTACGCGCCACCGTTGCCGCCGATGAATTAAAGGCGGGTTGGTCCGGTAGATATTCCCCGAATGGGACGATGGGCATCTAGAACTGTGTCGGGCGCAACCGGCCCGAGGAAATCTGCATGGTCGTGGCGCTACGGAGACGATTCGCCATTTCCATTTCTGTTTGTCTATGGATAGCGGCCGTTTCCGGGTCATGGTCGAGATTGAGGCAAATGTCCCACTTCGCCCTAGCCCGAATCAGCTGCTCCCCGTCCGTCATCCATGCGTTTGTGTCACTGTCAGACGATAGCGCTGCAAGGCGCTTGACGTAGGCAACGGTGACCGTTCTTACCGCCTGGGGAATAGGGTAGAACCTAAGCTGTTGTTTGTAATAGCAATAATCAGTCGGATCGCCTTGCAGGGCGGTGCTGGTGTTAACCGACTCAATGTAATTGAAGCTCCTGCGGCGGATCTCATGTATGCTTCCGCTTATGGTCAGATTAACGTTGTCAATCAAGATCATATTGGGGATGTCCGCGTAATCGGACGATGAATAATACTCCTGCCCGACTACGGTGCTGAAAGTCCCCGTGGTTTCGTTGAAGTAGAACCGCTCATGCTCGTAAAATTTGATGGCGGATTGAATCGCGGCGGTGATTTGTGTCGTCAAATCAGCCCTTTGGCCGAGTTCGTCCGCTATGCGGCTTTTCATCGTTCCGAGAGTCATTCATGCCTCCAAGATCAAGCCGCAACGTAAATCTTCATTCGCGTCCACGTTGTTATCGGCCGTTATGTTGTAAATTGACAATGATTGCACGGCGCCGAACGCAACACCCGTGCCCGGATCGGTCACGGTGGACAGGAGATAACTGGCGGAAGCCCCCGATACTACAAACTCCAATACAAGATCGGCCGACGCCGCAATCGTTACGGGCGTTGTAAACCGGAAATCTATCAGGCCCGTTGTGCTGACACTGAGAGCGGACGACGTTGCGATGGCGGAGCTGTCGTTGAAATTATAGAGCTTGGCAGTAATTGATCCCGCCGTCGTTACCGTATCAATGTCCAGTCTCGCGCCGTAGGCAATCCCCGCCTGCGCGGCCGTGAAGCGAATGCCGCCGAAGGGCCGCGTCGATTGGGTGAGGCCGGTTGAATTACTTCCGACCTTGGCATCCTGCATCGAGGCCGTGAAAAGCAGGATGCCTCCCGACATGGCAAGGGCGTTAACCGTCAACATCAGGTATCGGTATTCGCGTTGAGGGTGATCAAAATCTGGACGCCGAGCAACAGTGCGTCAGCCGCCAGGGTATCGCCGCCCGCAGCCGCGTCGCGGTAGAGCTGAAGCACGATAGCATCGCTTTGGGCCGGGGTATTACCGATGGTGATGGCCGATGTCGCGGACGAAATGTGCATATCGTTGGTCGAGAGAAGGGTATCCGTGACCGTCTGCGCGGTTCCGAAGGCCGTGTCCATCGCGTCGTCATCCGAAAGTGCGAGGCCCTGAGCGCCCCAAATGACATTCCCCGACGATGAAGTGGCGGTCCAGTAGAACTTGACCGTAATCGTGGAATTGTTCCATGACTTCGGCATACCGACAGTCACTTGGCCATATTCCGCCGTTGAGGCGTCGAAATCCAGGGTCTTTCGCATGACCTTGTTGGTCGTCGTTTCCGTCAGGCCCGCCGCTGCACCGTTGGTTGTCCTCGGGGTGATACCGCCCGCAGGAACCCAGATCGTATGAAGCCCCTGCGACAAAACGCCAACCGCATTTTGGGTGCCGAACTTGGTGTCGGTACCGTCGTAATAGACCAGATCGCCCGAGGCAGATGGCGCGAAGCGTTCAATGGTCGAAGCGCCCCTTCGGATCAGATCCGCCCGCGTGGTTGTAGGGTCAGAAGCGAACTTCGAGATAGCCCCCAGAACGACGAAATCAGTCCCGTCATACATGATCATCAGGGGTTGGGACGTTTGAATGTCGGTCGAGGCAATCGCGACCTTGCCCGTCGAGTCGTATCGCTTGAGGTTCTTCGCCCCCAAAGACGACACATTGATGGTCGGGGAAGCCCCGCAGGCGGTATGGAACTTGACGTTCAACACAAGGCCGTCATAATAGGCCGAGATAGTCCGATTGGGGGTCAGGGTATAGGCCGTCGAAGTGCCTGCCGTGGTGATCTCCCCGTCCACCGTATCCTTCAACCCACGGGCCAGCATCCCCTCGAGGGCGCGGGCACCATCGTTAAGGGTAGATGCAGCCTGATTCTCGGGGAAGCGGGCCGTATTGGAGGCGTCCGTTACGGACAGGTCTTTGATTTCGGCCATCTACTTCTTCCCAATGTCACATTTAAGGGCATGGAGGCCGACACCCCGGCCGATGTAATTCCCGCACTTGGGGCATGTCCCCTTGGGGACTTCCGCCTTAACTTTCGGCTTTTCCATAACAATCTGCCGCCTACGCATCGCCTATCTCCTTGGCTGCCTTGCACCACTCGTCGGAATATGGGCTATTCTCGTATCCCGCCATTTCGGGTATTCCCAAGGTGAAGTGGACGGCCTTTGGAATAATAGCCGAATCGTTTATTTTGGCAAGCCAGTTCCACTCAAGAGGAAGTTCCCCGATTTCTTCGTCCTTCAGCCAGGAAAAGGCGTGTAACCACCGCCCAGTCTGCGTGTTTACTACATGGGGCGTAAGCTCTTTATTTGCCGGATGGGCGCAATTCCACAGGATGAACGAGGACCAGTTTTTCCGGGGGTACGGGGCCTGATTTTGGCCATCCATCTTTTCCGTCTCTTTTGGGACGTGATTGTGATGAACGACATAAACGGCCTTGTCGGTTTCGGTGTACGGTAGAAGCTCCGAAATGTCCGCCCTGAATAGGAAGTCACAGTCGCAAAATAGCGCCCACCCGGAGTATTTCCGCAAATGCGGGACCAGGAAGCGGGTGAATGTGAACTCGGTCGAAAAGGGCCGGCCATCAACGGAGTCGATCTTGACCCCGCCATCAAGCCAGAACTGCCGCCTGTAAATCCCCTTGGCGCGCAATTCGGCTTGGACCAGGGGGAATATACTGATCGGGATAGTACAGGTTCTGGCCAAGCTGTACTTGCAGACGTCGTAGGCGATCTTTTCTCTATCGTCATAACCAATGTAAACGGGGAGCGTCATTTCGGTACACCAATGAAAATGAAGTTGCCTCGGCGGATTTTGGCGGCGTGGCAGTCCCACCTTTTGAGCAAGTGATTCAGCCACCAATTCGAGTTTTCGACGATCAGGTGGGCGTTTCTGCCGTCAGGAAGGGTTTTCCCGGCCGCTTTTAGGGATATGACCAGGAACACGGCCTTCTTGGCGAGGGACTGAATGTGATTAAGAACGTCCTCAAGGCAGTCCGGCTCGATGTGCTCCAGAACGTCCGTGCAAATGACCATATCGGCCGGCTCGGGGAGTTTGTCTTTCCCCGGAATAGCGGGGTCATACTCCGCCACTTCCGCACCGATGGCGTTCCACATGATTGTCGCGAGGGAGCCCTTTCCGCAGCCGTAGTCGAGATAGGATTCGGGCTTGTAGGTTGACTGGATCGTAAAGAGCGACGTGATCCATTTCGCTCCATTGGCCCCGTAATCTTCCCGCATTTCATGGAACTGCTTGTTCAGACGCCTGTATTCATCGGTAATCAGCAAGATCGTTCCCCACTTGGTTCAGGAGGCTGGTCCAGCCCTCGGTTTGACGATAGAACTTGGCCGTTTGGCGGTACCAAGCCTCGTTCGGTTTGGTGTAGCGCCATGCCATCTGCCGGGGAGTGAGCACCCAGACAGGCTTTCCGAGTGCGCCCGCGAGATGGTAAACAGACGTACAGACGGTAATGACCAGATCGAGACCGGATACGAACTGGGCCGTCCGATCGTAGTCGTCGCATTGAACCCATTTCGGCCAATGCTTGACCACAACGCCCGTTTCCTGTTCTAGCTCGCAGACTTCCCTGGGGGCGTCCGCCGTGTACTGAAGCGAGTAGAAGTCACAGTCGTTCTGAAGGATCGGCATCCACTCGATTAGGGGGATGGACCGAAAGTCGTAATTGGTTTTCTTCGTTCCGCCGCGCCATGAAATGCCGACCTTCAGCCTCTTATTGTCGGGGAAGCAATCCGCAGGAGGAGCCTTCAGGAAAGGCGTTCCTGGGAAGTCCCGCGCGAAATTACGGTAGTATTTCCCCAATTGCGACAATGAGATAGCCCCATCGGCGTAAACATTGTCCATCCATTCGATGTTGTTCTGCTGCTTCCGCGTGCCGTAGATTTCCACTTCGGGGAAGGACCGCTTCATCAGATTCACGAGGCGGGGGTGGCAGTCGTAAACAACGTGTTTACAGTCTCTGATTAGATCGGGGAGCATGGAGGCAAAGAGGATTTCGTCGCCTACCCCCTGTTCGCCCCAGGCAATGACGGTCTTTCCCTTAGACCCATCCCATTCGGGGGTTTCGAAGTAGGTTCTCCGTTTCCTGTCCCCCGCCTTGAAGCCGGCCTCATAATCAAGCCACCCCTGTTTCCAATTCCCCAATTCCAGATTGGCGAAGGACCGATTGAATTGTGCCGTAACCAAATCTGGACGGATTTTGATCGCTTCGTCGTAGGCTTTCAGGGCCTCGGCGGCGGAATCGTTATTGATGTGGCAGCCGCCAATGTTGGATAAGATCTTGGCCCTCTCAACGGGATCGGTTGTCATATCCAGGGCGATGCGCCATATCTCCTCGGCCGCCTCCATCTTGTTTTCGGCCTTGAAGCAGGCCGCGAGATTCTGTACCGCGTCGGGGAAACTTTGCCCCCGCGCCTTTCGGATTTCGATTGCTTGTCTTAGAAGGGACGCCGCGACGCCGTTCTTGCCTCGGGAGAGGTAGCAGCTTCCTAGGAGGAATATCGCTTCGTCGTCGTGGAAGTCGTCATTCAGGTGGTCTGCCAGACAATTGACCGCCTCGGTGATTTCGCCACGGTCAATATGGACTTTCGCGCGCTCCAAGAGCGTAGGCATGGGAACTCCAAAAGAGGGGGGAGGGGTTTCCCCCTCCCCTTGAGACTAACCGGCGTTGCGGTCGTACCGGTAAAGGACGGTCCAGTTGATCGTCACGGACGCGGTGAGCGAACCCGATTCGATCTTGGCCGACAGGACGCCATAGCGGCTCGGATCGTTGTCCGACACGGAGACGGTGACGCCGCCGCCAGTGTTGACCACATTCCGGCGATTGAACGTCGCCTTCGCGCCCGAGGAAATAAGGGCCGAAAGCGTCGCCTGCCCACTCGGGCCGCCAGTGGCAAGACCGAAGGAAATGCCGATGGTGTCCGCGCAGGTGTGATCTTCCATGAAATCGACGATGACGGCCCCGTGCGGAATCTTGCACAGGAACGCCACGTCGCCAGCGGAAGGAGCCGTGCCCGTGGCGGGGACGACAACCTGACCAGACTTGGACATGGTTCCTACATGGAGACCGCCCGGCTGGTAGTTGGCGAAGGTAGTTGAGGTGATGGTTGCCATGATGATTACTCCTTAAACCGCCGGAGCATAGCCAGACATGACAATGGTTGAGAAGTCGGCGCTGTTGAACACCATCTTCTTGATGCCAAAGATCATGCCGGCCGAGACGCCGAGCTGGTTTTCGTAGTCGAACAATTCCTCAACCCACTTGACCGACGAATCGCCATTATCTTGTCCGAACGCGACAGCCGCCGCCTGTGCGCCGCAGAAGATCGCGCGGCGGTAGGACGTGGACGACGTGACGGACGAAGCAACGCACGGGACACGGGAATCCTCAACCAACAGAGTGTTGTTGTAGGTTCCCAGAAGGCCGGTGATGATCGGGTTGTCGCCAATCTTCCCGCCCGTCAGGATCGACTTCTGAATGTCCTGCCACTGACCAGTCGAGGTGTTCGCCCGAAGCTGGTAGGTCTGGTAGGGGTGGATGAAGCAGACATACATCTTCTGCCCGTCCACATTCAGGGGCCGGATCGCCGGCGAGAGGGTCTTGGCCTTCGCCACCGCGCGGTCAATGTCCGCCAACTTCAGCGAGAAGGTGGTGGTGGCCGACAGGGAGGCTTCGGTCGTGTCCAGAGCCGCCGAACAAATCATGATATGATTCGCATCGGGAGCCGTGGCCGCCTGATTGCCCGAATAGGCGTTGTCGATTGACGTGGACTGCGCGGCGTTGCCCTGGGTCTGCTGCGTGGTCGCACCGGCAAGCTGGTTGAAAAGGCTGGTATCGAGGCGATCCGCCCACCAGTCTTTCAAGCCGGCCATCGCTTCCTCGCGGACCGAGAACGGAACGCGCTGCTCGGACATCTTGCCGCCCGACCGCACCGCATGGCGCAGCTGGTCGATGAAGATGTTGTCCGAATAGGTCGTGAGGGCTTCTTCCGAACCTTCCAGAGTGCCGTCGCCAGTGATGCCGCGACCCGTGAGCTGCATACGCAGGCCAACAGTTACGCGGTCACCGGGGGCCTTCTGGGTTTCGTTGCGAAGCGAGATGAGGCTGTCTGAATCCGTGGTGCCCTTGAACTGCTCGTAGCGCGTCTGCTTCAGCGCTTCCGAGAACAGCCGGCGAGCCCACAGTTTGACAGCGAGGGCGTGATTGACCCCATAATCGGTCGTTGCCATTGCTGTACTCCATGGTGAATAGAAACGGTTTCACGCTACCTAACGCCAGTAGCAGCGATTCCGCTCTAAAACCGCTAGAGCGCAGCGAAATGGCCTTTTAACGACCGACCGGGTCGAGAGAACGGTTGTCAGCCGCCCATTAGCTTCCGCCAGTCATTACCCGACAGGGTTGTTGACAGGCGGTGAAACTCATCCTCACTCATATCAGCCAAAACCTTTGCTGTCAAGCGGTTGGGAGACGTTCCAGCCGTCTGCCCAAGCGACTTGGCCGCCTTTTGGCCTTCGATGATGATTTCATTGTCTGGTTTTTCGGCCTTCGCCTTCCACCCGCGCCTTTGGGCGAGCTTTTGAATCTTCTCGGCGGGGTTATCCCCGTTCTGCATGGCCCGAGACGCGATTTCATGCTCCAATTGGATCATTCTCTGTTGCGCCGTGGCCGGATCGTAGCCCGCTTCCATCAATTCCTGGTGGGTTTCCCGCGCCCAATGGGCATAAGCGCCCGATTCGCCAAGGAAATCCGGGTTTGTCTGGGCGTAGAACTGCACCTGGGCCTGGTATTTGCCCACGAAGTCCTGCCATTCGGCCTGGCGGCGGGCAATTTCGCCCTGTTGGGCCTTTTCTTTCTCCAGCCCCTCGAGTTTTTCATTGATGTAGCGGAGATTCCCGACAGCATCCTCGTCCACCGTGGGCGGTCTCGGCTTGGTTTTCTCCTCCAAACCCTGAAGGATCTGGTTCGCGCGGTCCTCGACGACCTTTGTGCGCTGTTCCATCTCCGCGAGACGCCGCTGCATCTCCTTCCGGCGCTCTCTTTCTTCATGGAGGGCTGCAAGCGGGACAACCTTCTGGGGATGATCCTGCGTTTCCTTCGGTGTTTCCGTGGAAGGCGTTGATTCGGACGCATTTTCCGTCGGTCCGGCGACGATCTCGTTTTCTTCCATCATGACAGTAACAATATGGTTATGTCCTCGTCATCTTGTTGAAGGGAAAGAATAGTCTCAAGCCGGGTAATCTCGGTCAATAATACACCAAGACGTTCCAGATTACCCGCTTGCCTTGCAATATTGGCCTCGGCCTGTAACAATTCTACCTTTTGTCCAATATTTTCTTCTACGACTAGCGGCTCCGGCTTTTCTTCTATGTACCGGACGCGCTTAGTCTTTCTCCGCCTGCCTACGGGCGTGACGGCCGTTGGCGGGAGAAGATCGGGATAAACCTCCGCAATGTAGGGGCCTACATTTGGCACCTTGCGAAGCATCGGCTCGCTGGCAGCGGCATACCACTTGTCGGGAGTAATCGTTTCCGGGGCCGCAGCAGGAGTAAAGAGGAACAAACTCCCCGCGTCATTGACCGCTATGATCCGTTTCGGTGGAATGGCCTGATTGCCAAGCCATTTCTCTACTGCCGTGACTTCTGGTGTCGTCAGAATGGACGGGTCAACAACCGGATATATCGTGGGCTGCGTTTTCCTGTATCCGGGCCTTGACGCCTCCGCGAACCACTTGTCAATTGTTACCGTCTCGCCCGCAGCAACGACGGCGACAAAAGATTGCGGAGAATCCTTGGGCATCTTCCGTTGCGGGGTTTGCGGCCCGTAGAACCATTTATCCGGGCTAACCGCTTCGGGAGTAGTCAGAAGGCTGCTGTCGATTGAAAGATGGGGATTATCTGTCGCCCGAAGTCCGCGCCTATAAGTCGGCTGTGACGGCGGTTGGCCCCATTTGTCAATGCTGACGCCCTCTGCCAGAGTGATGGCTTTGGTGTCGATGGTAAAGAACTGATGCGCCTGCGCCGGTAATCCTTTGCGGTAAGTAGGTCTGGATGCCTCCGCGAACCATTTGTCTAGGGACGTTACTTCCGGCTGTGTTTGGCCGTAACTGTCCGTCGTGAACGGCTGATGGAGGGCCGATTTAAGTTCCTTCCGTAACGTTGGGCGGGACGCTTCCGCAAACCACTTGTCCGGTGTAATGGTTTCGGTCGTAACCACAACGGAAACGAACGTCTGCGGGGCATCTCGGTAGTATTTCGTTCTGACGGGGATCTGCGGCTGGTAGAACCACTTGTCAGCCGAGACAGATTCCGCTTGCGTCAGCGCATACGGCGAAATCGAGAAAACCGTCTGCTGCGATGCGGGCAGCATCTTCCGGTACGTCGGCTGCGACGGCGGGGCAAACCACTTGTTGACCTTTATATCCTCTTTCTGCGTCAGGATATACGGGTCAACGACAGTCGATGGATAGGCGTTCCTCTGATCCGTTCTTCTGGTAGGAAGCATGGGAAGATAGGCCCATGTGCCTATTGAAATCGGGGGCTGTACCGTCAGGGCATAGGGATCGACCGTATAGAACGTCGTCGAATAGCTCGGATGGAGGGCGCGCTTGTAGGTCGGTTGAGATGTGGGGGCATACCACTTCTCAAGGCCGATAGTCTCACCAGCGGTCGATATGACATCGACCTTCTGCTTATATTGTACTGACCTATCGTACATCAGAACCCGTCAAGCGTTCGTCTCAATCGGTAGCTTTCTTCCCAAGCGTCAACCTTGCGCTCGAACTCGTGGCATCCTTTCCCCGAACATTGCGGGCAGATCAGTTTCCCGCACCCACGGCAGAACCCGCCCAAATCAGCCGGATCGCATTTCGGTTTGACGTGGACGATCCTCTGGCAATGAGAACAGGTGAAGGTGTCGCACTCCACCTTTCTTCCGTCGTCGTAGGACGCTACGGCGTATCCCTGTGGCTTCCTCATAGTGCGCCCGTCACCGTACTTTCCGACTTTGGGAGCGTATCGAAGTCAAATCCCTGCCTTTCGACCACCGCGCGAGTCAGCGGGATATTGTTTGCCGAGGAATAGTCCTGAATGAACTTCCGCACGATCTCGTATTCGGGATTCCCCCCGGAGGCGTTGTTCATCATATCGGACAGGAGTTTCGATGCGTCCCGGTCCCTCTGTGCCTTCTGCCAGTTCCCGTAAGCCCAGGCCAACTCCTTCATTGCAGAACGGACGAACGGTGCCGCCTCGTTCCCCTTCGATTCAAGATAGACCGTGTAATCCCCGCCGTAGAGCGAGGCGCAATCCTGCATCTGCTCCAACGCGGCATCTTTGACATCTATCTCTGCGTAGGCAACCCGCCATTTGCGAATCTGATCGGGATTCATTTCCTCACCACGTCAAACATGAAGTGTATCCTTGGGGTCTTGCCCCTGTTAATGATGGCGTGCGGCTTCGTCGTATCGACCTTGTAAACCGATCCAACCATCATGTGACATTCTACACCGTCCGACACGAAAACCGCGTCGTCGTTCGTCACCAGTGGAAGATGCAGTCTCGTAACCCACTCCACGGGCTGTAAATCGACATGACTCTCAATTTCATGGCCCTGCATGACGACAGACAGCATCCGCTGGCGATCTCGGCAGCCGGGGAAGAACGGAAGGAGTTTCGAGACAACTCCCTCCGTCACTTCGCCCATGCCGTACCACCCAGGGTCGCTTACCATCGCCGGACGGACCAACCCATCCGCCAAGCGGGCCTGCTGCGGCCAATTCACAAACGGGATTGACGAAACCCAATGGATAATCGGAGATACGTCAACCCGCGTGAGAGGCATTGGCTACTCGATGAAGTTGCAGGTCGCGACAACCGTGCCGGTGTAAGCGGTAGATTTCGCCCGCGCGCCCAAGCCCGCTACGTTCGTGGCCGGGACCACCAACTGACCGTCGGGGGCCGCGATCCAGCGATAGGTGGCCCGCATGTTCACCGCCACCTCGAGAAGCTGCGTCGCAGCCGTAACCGTGGGTTCGATGGTGTGGTTGGCGGTCCCCGTCAGAAGGGCGGCCGCGTCGCCAACGTCCAGCGGAGCCGGGGTGGCCGACGTGCCGGTGCCGACCGTCGTCTGGCGGTCGATCTTGTACGTCATGTTGTTGTCAGCCGGCGTACCATCCGTGCCGAACGAAATGTCGTACAGAAAGCCGCGCCGAAGGGTGGTAGCACCCGTCGCCGCCGTGATCGAGAACAAAGTCTTGTAAGACGTGGTCATGGCTTGTTGGGTGCCAGCCGTACCCGTACCGAGTGCGTAACGCATTGTCTAGTTTCCTTCTGGGTTAGTAGGCAGAGACATTCCAGACCGGCTGTCTCACCGCGCCGGGGTTGAACCATTTATCCATTGTAATCGTTTCTGGAGGAGTTAGTCGTCCACTGACATTGTTCGTGCCAATGCCGCCTGGATTAAGAGCGATATAAGCTGTGGTAAGGCTCGTCTTTAACGTCGCGCTGAATTGGCCGGATTGCAGGTAGAGTTTGTCGTCGGTTGTTCCACTCCAGGGCGTATTGGTGCCGTCCCACGAAATGCCAGCTGGAGTAGCATCTACAGTCGTAACGGATACGCTCGTCTTTAATGTGGCACTAAAATGGCCGGATTGCAGGTAGAGTTTGTCGTCGGTTGCTCCAATCCACGGCGTATTGGTGCCGTCCCACGAAACATCTGTTGGGGATGCATCAACACCGGAGACGCTAAGGCTCGTTTTTACTGTCGCGCTGAATTGGCCGGATTGCAGGATTAGCTTTTGTGTTGAGGAATTGGCCCAAGGAGAGTTGGCCCCATCCCATGAAATGCCCTGCGGGCTGTTTGCTACGGCTCTACTCGTCTTTAACGTCGCGCTGAATTGGCCGGATTGCAGGTAGAGTTTTGCGGTGCCATTAGCGGACCAAGGCGTATTGGTGCCGTCCCACTCTATTCCAGTCGCGCTTTGAACAGATGCCAGACTTGTCTTGAGCGTTGAGCTAAATTGTCCAGATTGCAAAAATAACTTAGAACTAGAACCCGCCCACGGCGTTGCATTGGTAAATACTGGTTTATTGACAGTAATCGTCGGCGTGACCGCGTTGGTCATGCCGGGCGAGCCACCGTTCAACGTCACCCGAAATGTAATCGTGTCGCCGTCGGCCAGATCAGCGGCAATCAGCTTCACCGCCCAGACTATCTCGGTGAAATTAGACGCGGTTAGCTGGAAGTTCGTTACCTGCGCATCGGTTTCGCATTGTTCGGAGGCGACAAATGAGCCTGAGCCCGGATCCGTAATGCCGTTCGTTGCCCGATTAGTCGTCGCAGCCGCGTCCGTGAGACTAGATGCTGTATCGCATTGAACATTCGAGCTAGAAGTCGTTATCGCTGCAAAAGCACCCCCGTTTTTCGCGTACTGCAAATCATAATCGTCCGTAGATGCGCCAGACTTACCGCCCGTCTCATCGACCCGGATGCGAACATGGACTTGGGCGTTGGAATTGACGGTAACGGGTATTGCCGTGTTTTCGGCGGCCCTCGGCGTAGAGCCGCTTTCCGTACCGTCGAAATAAAGACGGTAGGCGTTGACTACGGGGGTAAAACTGGAAGCGCCCATTAGCCCAGACCTTCCTTCGTGGCCCTGTCAACGCAGGCCCAGAAATCTTTGTCCCGTATAGTTCTTCCAAACAACACCGCTTTTGGTCCCTTGTAGAACATTAGATAATCATAGAGCCCCATCATATCGCAGGGCATCCATAAGTTATCGCGGTGCCAGTAATAAGCGTCTTTGCCTTGCCCTATGACGAAGCCGCTTGCGTTATCGGCCCGTTTGACTATGGCTTGGACATTAGTAGCGGGCGCGTCAAAGGGCGAGCCGTCTCTATCCGAGAAAGCGGAATCATCTCCGTAGTAAATACGCCAGAGCATCACAGATCTTTCATCGCGCGAGCAACATCATTGAGATTGATCTCGTTATGATGGTCGCAGGGGTAATCGAAGTGCGCGTAGATCTCGAACCCTGCCTTCGTGGCCCTACGGCAAAACGCAAGGTCATTTCCCATATCGACCGTACCATCGTCCTTCCATGTACGAAGGAAGGGGCCCTTCATGCCAGGATGCTCAAACACGCGCCTTGTGGCTATGAAGCAGCCAGTACCAACGGCGTCCACCCGCTGTAGCCCATCCCGCCGCGTATATTCGCGAAACGCCTGCGCGGATTCGTCCCATTTGTAGGCGTTCCAATAGACGGGACGCTCGTTGGGTTTTCCGAGGTAATGCCAGACCGGGGTAGGCAGGCCGATTACGTCCTTGTTCAAAATCACAAGGTCTAGTGGATTCTGGCACGGCGGGTTATCGGCATCAATAGAAAGCCAATGCGTCCAATCCCCCGCCAGAAAATCCAACACGATCTGGTTGAGATTGTTTTCAAACGGAACCGCGCTCGGGAACTTGAACGTGAGCGGATACCTCGTGTCCTGAATAAGCCGGAGAAGCCGCGACACGACCTCCGTGTGTATCCAGTGCATGTTGGGCACGGTGACAAGGACTTTGTACATTAGGAGACAATTGACAACTTCAGGTCCGCCTTGATATTGGCGAACTTGACTTCGCGGTTTTCCCGCACGCCCATTGCCGGGTTTGACGGGTCAAGTGCTTTGTCTATGCGGGAATCAATTTCCGTCAGATCGAGATTCCGCGCTTGCCGGAGCTGCCTCTCCAATGCAAGACCATTGAGAACATCCGTGTCGTATTTCACGGGCGGCGTTCTTGCGTAAACGCGGTTGTCCCAGAAATCTTGGGCCTGGGCATCCGTCATAACCGTTACTAGTGACGGAAACTTCGCCACAGCCTCCAAGGCGAACTGTTGGGACACGACCATCATCCCCCATTGCATCCCGCGAGGACTGTCGGCGGTGTCGTCCTGATGACCGGACGTATTGTCATAGCGCCATTTGATGATTTGGTGAGCGGACACGGCTTGTTCTTTTTCTTCCCGCGAGCCATTCCCGGCAAGCGGAAGCGTCGTCCAGTCAGGATGATCCGCATGTCCATTCGGGCGAAGGCCGATTTTTACTCGGATGGGGACGCCATTCGGCATTAGTGGACTCCTACGGCGCGGCCAGACGAATCTCGGATGACCTTCTTGGGCCGGCGCATTTCACTGGTCAGTGTGTGGATCGCTTCCCTGCTGTTCGCGGACGCCTCCGACATTGCTTCTGCCACTTGCGCCATCGTTTTGATCAAAGGCTCGAGCGCTTTCCCGAGGGATTCGTTCTGCTTCATCTGACGTTCGGCATGGTTGTGTTCTTGTTCCGCCTTGTTCTGCTCAATCGCCGCGTTATGGGACGCCTCGATGTCTTTGATGGCGAGTTCCGCCAGCATCTTCTGGCGATCCATCTCGATCTGCGCTTTCATCTGCATATCGGCCAACGCCATGTCGTGCATGGACTTCTGCTGATCCATCTTCATCTGCATGGCGTGTTCCTGAAGCCGCATCTGCTGGTTGGCCTCATTCTCCTGCTGCTTGATCATGGCCTGTTGCTTCAGGAGTTCGATCTTCGGGTCAGGGGGCGGCGGTTGATTTGCGGCCGCCATCAGTTTTTCCCCGATCTTCGCGGACACCGCCTGCGGGAGCGGAGAATATTTGAGAATATCCGCCCAGATGTCCACGGGGACGGGCTGACGGGAGAGGAACGGCATCATCTGGTTAACAGTGGCCCAGACAATCTCCTTCTGGTTCGGGGACGTGGGGGCATCGTCAACCACAACGTCATACTTCAACGCGGAGCGGTCTTTGACCAGAGGGGCGTATTGCGGCCCGTTGTCGGAGTCAATCCGCACAAGTCGCCCCTCGGGGATATACTTGTAGATCATCTCCATGGTGATCCGGCCGGAAATCTTGCGGTATCTCCGTAGGGCATCGAAAATGGGGGCGAGAATCGTAATGCCGGCTTGTTTGCGCTGGTATTCAAGAACGCCCGCCTGTTGTCTGTCCGCAAGGCCAAGCATCTCGACATTGACGCCCGTACCATCCCTGATAGACGTGATCGCAAACTGAAGTAGGTTGTCCATGCCTTGAGGGTACACGACGGCGGGCTTGTCCTTGATCTGCCCTCTAGCAATGGCCCCATCCTCGACGTAAGTCACACCAGACGGGTCGGACCAGGTGTCCTCGAAGTCCCTCATGTTGGCGACCGCCGTCTTTTCGACGACCACGCCGCCCTTGGCGTTGGAATTGATGATATGAAGAATCTGGGAGAATAGTTTGTTCGCCCACGATTGCGGGTCTTTCATCCCCCTTACGAGGCCGTACCATGAATTATTATTCCGATCCCGCTTCCCCGTGATGCAGTTGAGGGAGAACTCACTGTCAGACCGACCCTGAGAATATTCCAGCACTTTGTTTCCCAAAAACGCTCTTTTGTAGATTTTTTTGGTGTTAGTGACCGATGTAAAGGGAATATTCAGGGAATATAGGCGTTCAGAAAGGACTTGGAACTTTTCCTCCGATACCTCCGTCGTCTGCTCCCCGATAGTGACGGTGACAACCCTTTCGCGGTCCCACCATTCGATATAGGCCAAAGTAACCCGATCCCTAGTGTAGTCGGGGGATTTGCCTTCCTGATATGCTTTAGGCCCTACCTTCTGTTGGACTGTGGCGGGCATGTTGTATTCCGCCCAGCCAGCATGGAGATCCCCGGGGTCCGCGTCTGGGAACAGAGCTTGCGCGTCCTCGATGTCCATTTCTCTGGTGTAACCGCAGTAACGGCGGTCCACGAGGTTCTTCTTCTTGGCCGCCGTGTCCCAGAAGCAGGAGAGGGGGTCCAATCTTTCGACCGCGATGCACCCTTCAGGGTCATATTCGTACTCGGGGCGAGTCTCAACCCACCCCATGCCGCAGATGACGGTATCCAGAAAGGCGTCTGATTCCTCGTCCTCCGCGTCGGCCTCCTGGCGGAAGAACTTGGCGGCGGAATTGAGAAGTTCCGACAGACCCGAATCCTCCACCCCACGGGGGTAGTAGTGGATGTCTTGTCTGTTTCCTACCTCCATGCCCGCGACGGAATCAATGATGGGGCCAATTCTATTGAAAGTGATAACGGGGCGAAGTTGCTCTTTCAAAGACCGAACATCATCCTCCGACCACTGATCGCCGGAGACGAAGGCGTAATCTTCCTCCGCTTCGGTGCGCCAATCGGAAAGCTTTTGATTCGATTGGACGATCCAATCCTTGAGCTTGTAAAACAGCCCATCGTCCTCGGTCAGTGAATCGCTCATGCGTCTAGTCCGAATCTGCGGATCTCAAGGATCGTGTTTCTGTCCGCTTTAATGGCGATACCCTTGAGACGGGCCGGAAAATCCAGTACGAGGATTTCATCTTCCATCATAGCCACTTTGGTTGTTCGCTCGTCGAACACCGTATCGTCGATGGAATCCAGAAAGACCCTCAAGACGCCATCCACGTCAGAAGCCTGTTCTTCGGCCGCAGCCTCTGCCTGTAGCGATCCATCTTCCGGTTTTCTATCCATTTATCCCGTCCGTTGGCAAAGGTAAGACAAAAGGCATCAGCTAGATCGGGGCTTTGAAGTCCTCGTGCCTTGAGATCATCCTTTGATTCTACCTTTATTTTCCCGCTTGACAATACCTCATAGTGAACGCTTGTCAATTCCGCGATCAACTTGCGGTCGTCTGGGATATTACAATCCAATGCTTCCAGCCAGCTGCGCGCCTTCCACCAGAGTTCGTCCCTTAATCTCATGTATTGTTCGTCGTTCGCGGCGGATTCGGCCACGTTTATCCCTCTGACGGGGAGTTCAAGCTCCCTCAACCGGTCAACCACGCCGGCCCCAATGCCGATAACATCCACGAGGATGTCCGATGGTTTGTCATGATCGGCCTCGTATTCCCTGACGATCAGCCCGACGGTCTGCATGAGGGATTTCGCCCGCCAGAACTTGACGGGCTCGAGAAGGATGTTGCCTTTCCGCTTCGCGAGAGCTGTCGCGTCGGAGCCGTATCTCGCCACGTCGATACCCCAAACGGGCCTTACAGAGCGGATTTCGACTTTCCGGCCCATGGCTTTTTCGAGGAGATCCAAGGAGATGACCGAATCATCGTCCACTTTGGGAAACTCTCCCAGGACGCGGACGCGGTAGGCGTTCGAGTCCCGGCCATATTGGGAGATGATGTCCTCGATATGCCCTCTCGCCTGGGGGACTTCCTCCGAGGAAATGGTCATGGTGAACCATCTATCCCTTTGAGACGTAAAGGCTCGGAAGAAGAAACCATTGGGCCTGGTAGGATTCCCCACCATCACAATCTTGGCACCGGGGGTACTCAGGGCACCCTGGGCCACTTCAAATACGATGTCGTCGATACCGGAGGCTTCCTCGACGATGAAGAGAAGATGGGGGCTATGAAACCCCTGCATGGCCTCAGGACGCTCTTTCGATGCCGTTCTCGCCGCACAGAAAGAACCCCCAGGATCGCTTTTGAGGGCGATTCGTTCCGTCGTCAGGTCAATTTCGTTGCGGATGAATTCAGGTAAGCGTTTGATCCAGACCGATAATTCCGCCCAATTGACGTCCCGAAGCTGATCCTGGGAGTTGGCCGTGAAGGGGATTTTACAGGGATAATGTGTGGTGAGGTACCATAGTACCACCCAGGAGAGGAAGGCGGTTTTGCCGATGCCGTGGCCGGATTTAATGGCAACACGGTCATGTTTTCCGACGGCTTCTAGGGCCGCTTTTTGCCAGGGGAACGGTTCGACTTTGAGAATCCGCTCCACAAACATGAGGGGGGATTCTCGGACATCGGCCCAGATTTTAGCGAAGCGGGGGTCGATCACTTTTTGCCGTGGTAGTTCTTCTGGCCGGGGGCCGCGTGGGCTTTTCTGGCTAGATTCCCGATAACCCCGCCAGGGACACCGGCCGCCTTCAACTGGGCGGCCCGACCGCCGTAACCTAGTTTGTTGGATTTGCCTTTATACGAACCCGTTTTCTTAACCTTCATGTTTACACCGAGAGGTAAATCGTTAACCCGAGTAACGCACCGAAGATGGCCTCCCCTACTTCCGGCCCCCGTTTGAGGAACCGTATATCCGAAGGAGTCCGCCATCCCACTTCGTAACACACAGGGGCTAGTGTGGAAAGTAGGAGCGGCCACCAAGAGCCGAAGAAATATGCAATTGGGAATACGAGGGCGACAAATACAAAGCCACGAACGGCCATCCTCGCGAAATCAGTCCAGTAAGGGGCTATGCCCCAGACGCGAAGCGTCTCATTCCTTCCTAGATCGATGGACCCCCACCAGGCGGGAATAGAGCCCAGCCAGAGCGCGGGGAACAAAAGGGGCATAAACCATGCGGGATGGGCGATAAACGCACCAGCGGTCAGCAGAGCGGCATAGACGACACGGGCTATCTGGGTACCACCTAGAGGGATCGCTCCGCCCCTTAGCCTGAAAGACACCGCCCCCAGGAAGATCAGCAAGAATACCATAATACCGCAATTCCCTTTTTCAGAATTATAATTTTTTTCAGCACGTTAGACTGGTTCGCCCCCATTACGGACTGGTTCGCGGTGGGAACGGACCAGTCACTAAAGTCATAGGTCGCCCCATCTTGGATAAGCGGGAGGGGACTCCTAATACCGACCCCCACCCCCCCTCAATGGGAAGGGGTCGCCCTTTGTTCTCGATTCGTTCCGCCCTGTTCTTGGTTTGTTCCCTATTCGTTCTCTGGCTCCAGGTCTATGGTCTGGGCGCGGGCCTGGAGCTTGGCGGCTTCGGTCAGGAGCTCGTAAAACTGGCTTACTCCCTCGAGCTTAACCCGCGCATCCAGCCGCTCACCATACCTACCGGGCCTGAGCTTGGATGCTGTCCACCTATAGGCGTCGATCACCACCCGCCCGGCGTCAGCCGGCACGTCCCCGGCCAGGACACGCTCAGCTACCTCTAGTATCCTGTCAGCGTGGGCGTCAGCCTGTTCCACCCGAGCACGATCATAGGCCTCACTGACTGGAGACCGAGTACCGTCCGCTGCGGCTATCTCAACGCCTAAGTCCTTTGCTTTGAACCATAGGGGCATTGATAGACCGGCTTCCTGCAGGGCTTGGGGTAGCGTATATCCTAGCCTAGTGAGTTCTACTATCCGCGCCAGTCGTTCCGGTGTGATTTTACCGCCGCGCGACCCTACTCCGGTAGGGACGGCCCATCTACCTAGATTGCCTCCAGCCGGCCTGGCGACGCGTTTACCCGCCACCGGCCCCGCTTTTTCTTCCGCGTTTTCAATCCGTTCCATGCCCATAGTATAGCACGCGCGCGCGAATAACACAATACGATCGGGCGGTCAAATACCGTTTTTGCATACCTCCCATGCTGATTTGGGTGTTGAGTTTTCCCCGTATCGTTGGAAAGTGGTTCCGCGACAACAGGAGGAATGAACGTGACAATATCGCCCCAAACCATCATGCCCGCCGCCGACTATGCGTATCTTGCACAATTTACCAGCGATGATCCAACGCGCGTCAATTTGCATTGCATCCATGTCCGTCGCCTTGACAGCGGAGAAATTCTCGCCGTCGCCAGCGATGGGGTCGTCCTGGGTTCTCTCGCATACTCGGCCGGCGATCCCGACATTCAATTATCCGTCCCTGCGGCATATCTAGGGGTAACTGGCGTGCAGCGCCAGCTAATGCAGGCCGCGATCAAGGCCGCGCGCAAAGACGATTCATCCATGTTTGTGGCGCAATACCAAGATCGTCTGGCAGTCGGGCGCGCGGAACGCGACGACGACGGCAAACTCATCGGCGTTAAAGTCGAATCCGTGGATCCGAATGCAGCCGCGCCAGATTTGGAGGCGCCGCTAGATGTTCGCCCTCTTTTCAGGTGGGCAGCTAACGCGCGCCCCGCCGATGTGTGCTCTTACAACGCCGCCATACTGGCGCGCTTTTCGCGCCCCAAAGACAAAAATGGGACTTTTATTACCTTTGCGCCGAGCGCTGAAGCGGCAGCCATCGTGCGCACACCGGACCCGCGCTTTGTCGGCCTGATTATGCCGGTTCGCGCCTCAATTACGTACGAGGAATTGATGGCGAGCGGCGAGCAGCTAGCCTAGAGCGGAGCGGGCGCAGATAGCGCCCGTTCTGCCCTGCGCTAGGCAGGAAAACAGGAGGAATTGATCATGACAGAGGATAATACCATTAGAGCGCCGGCGATCTGGGCCAGCTACATCATCAACGGCGACGCCAGCGGCATGAATGATGTCGAGATTGCCGCTTGTGCCGCCTACCTGGGCCGCGCGCTCCCCGAAGGGGCCGCGATTGTTTCCTGCGCCGATAATAGCCATTTTTCTTGGAACTACGATTTGTACGGCGGAACCGCGCAGGGCGGCGATTTGCTCGAATATTTTTACATTGTTCGCCCGCGCAGGGCCTAGCCTAGAGCGGAGCGGGCGCAGGTAGCGCCCGTTCTGCCCTGCGCTAGGCAGGACAACAGGAGGAATGAACATGAAGTACGATTGCAGGCTTTCGCTCGCTCGGGCCGGATTCTCGGACCGCGACGCCAATTCCTTGCGGCGCATCGCCATGACGCTACACCGATGGTTTGAGCTGGAGTGCGGCGACAGCAACAGCTATGGGTCATGGGCGATTGTGCGGCGCGAGGATGATAGGCCCTTCATCGAGCGCCATATCTGGGCGCGCGGGGCGGGAAAAGACGAGGTAACCTATACTCGCATTCCCGACCGAGAGGCGGGCGCGAGGCGCAGACTTGCCGATATTATGGCCAAATACCCGGCTTTCGAAGCGTACATCCAGACCGACCCGCGCGGCGCGTCGCTCTACATCGTCCCCAAAACGACAATAGGCGACGGTGACATAGCGCAGATTTACCCGCGCGGCATTGCTGTTTGCGAATGAGGCTACCCCAAACCCAGGAGGAATGACCATGCATCCCGATCAGCTAGACGAGATACTGCGCCTTCATTCTCTGTGGATGCGCGATGAGACTGGCGGACAACGCGCAGATCTGAGCGACGCGATCCTTAACGGCGCTAACCTGAGCGACGCGAGCCTGAGCGGCGCGGACCTGCGCCGCGCGAACCTGAGCCACGCGGACCTGTACGGCGCGGACCTGAGCCACGCTTACCTTACCGGAGCGGACCTGTACGACGCGGACCTACGTCGCGCGAACCTGAGCGGCGTACGCCTTTCCGGCGCGAACCTGCACGGCGTAAAGGGCCTAATTTCTGGCGGCACGCCGGACGGATGGACGGCGTTCGGTTGGCTGCGCGATGAGGTCTTGTCCATTCGTGTAGGCTGTCGGGAAAAGCGGCTGGCCGAAGCGCTGGAATATTGGTCGGGCAAAGAGGATCGGCGGGAAGTTTTGGCAGCCGTTCGCTACATCGCCGAGATTGCCGCAATTCGCGGCTGGCCGGCATGATTAACATCAAAACATAGGAGAATTGATATGTTTCGCCTTGAAATGGCTGTTATTTTGGCGAGTACGCTCGCCCTCGTTGCGTTTTCCGCCGTCGTTCTCTTTTGGCCGGAATGGTCCCGCGATCTGATTAATTATTTCGGGACGACCCCGTGAAACGAAGCGCGGGCCGGCAAAAAGGTTGCCGTAATGACATTGATCGACCGCGATGGGGCCTGGTATCCGGTAAAACAGAGTTTCTAAAGAAGTCGGCCAGCCTTGGGGGGGCCGGCCGACTAATGGATGCGTTGCAGAGCGGTCTATTGCAGCGGTCTCAAAAACCGCCAAACCTGTGACAGGGTTTCGTGGATTCTAATCCCATAGTGCTTAGCAGTCAAGCACAAAAGTCAATCCCATGTCACCGTGTCTTTGATTTGGGTGGGCGCGCAAACCGCTTCGGGCGCGCTTGGATTCGTATTTCCGGCATATCCTGCAATACTCCGACCAATTCCACGGGCGATAGCGGCTTGCGGATCTGCTGGGCTTCCGCTGATAGCGGCGTGAGGCGCGGCGGGGTTAAGACCCTAACGGTAGAATCCCCGTTCAATGCGCTAACCTCCCCATCATGCCTAATCGGTAAACTATCCACAGACTTATCCACGGGGCTATGCCCCGAGCGCGAAGCGCGGGGATAAGTAAAGACTAAGTCAAGGCCTAGAATAAGAATTAATATTATTAATCTTTACTGGGTCTTGTCTAGATGCTGGATGGTGAAGGCTGGAGCTTGGGCATAACGCTACTATCCCGATGGTATCGGGGTAGCGTCTGCCCGGGATATGCTGGACGGAGCCAGGCCATCGCATGGGGCGCGGGCCTGGGGATATTCCCGGCTCGCTCGCGGATTGCTTAACGAGGAATGTCCCCCGCCTTGCTCGGCCCTTCCGCTTTCACGCTGGCCTGCCGATTTGCAAGATCCCCCAGTATCGGCTTTACTTCCCCCGCCGCTGGTGCCAAAATAGCGCGTCCGACGGGATAACAGATTACTAGCACAGAATGGGAGTAAATCAAGTGGACCATAACAAAGGGTGCGACAATTTGACGCAGGGCGGGGAGAATAATGGTTCGTAAGCCGGAGTTCTACCCTGAAAATCCTAAGATATGGTCGGAAAAGTCCCTTCACACTATGCGGGAAATGCGGCGCGTACTGGCCGACATGAGGCCCAAGATCGTCGCCATGATGCGGCAGCGGGGCTTTACGGACAGTGACATTTATTGGCTGCTGGACGAGGTGTGGAAACTGTGAGATCGGTTAAATCGGCGGTCTGGTACTGGGTCCGGGGAGTAAGCACATGAATCTCGATGAATTCGCGAGGGGCCATAACGCCTATTGGGATAGAAACCGAAAAGGCCCGGGGTTCGCTGATCCCGCTATCGAATCGGCCGATTTCATGGTAGGATGGAATACTGCTAAAAACAACGACCAACTCAACGAGGCGTTAAATGAAGATTAACCAACACTATATCGCGTCGTTATGTGCCGACATCGGCCACCTCCGGAACTGGATTAGCGATTCCCCCGTTCGCCAGGATGGGGAATGTCGGCAATGGCTGGTCGAAGCCGCGGACGACCTGAAGCGGATTATTCAGGTTATGCCTGTTGACAAGGCGGAAAAAGAAGAATAGTATAATAGCACGGGCCGCCC